CTTCAACTGCAAAACTTAACTCTCCGTAAACAGCAGATGGAGCAGGAAAGAGAGCAGCAGGTTTATCAAACCCATCGCAGTAAAGCGATGGAAAGCCGAGACAGAGTTTACGATCGTTATCCCGCTCTATCTGATAAGCAGTCTGTTTATCGGAAACAGTTTGATGATTATGTCGCGAACGCTCAATCGGACCCCGACTACGCAGCAGTTTTCAACTCGCCAAAATGGCCTGAATTACTCGCCAATGAATTTGCATCTATAGTTCCAGCACCGCAGGAAGCACCTCAGCCACAAGCTGTTGCTCCTCAGCCGCAGGCTCCACAGATGGGAACTCAGGCAAAGGTCTTGACGACGGGAACTGCCGCACAACCTGTAAACACCCCCGTAACTCGCGAAGGTTTACTTCAACAAGTTCCCACTATGAGCAATAACGATTTATACGCCCTGCTTGGGAATCCTGGAGGAGCACAACCTTTAAGATAATCGGGGAAATCTAAAACCCTATAAATAATTAAATAAAATGGCTGAAAAATTCTCAACTCCTCCAGTTGTCCCAACTCAAGCCGACACCTTCGGTGCGAACTTGGGCAATGTGGATCTATTATCAAACACAACGTCATACGGCGATCTTCTTAAAGGAGACGGTAATTCCGACTTGCGCTCACGCCTTTGGTCCGAGCTCGTTTCTCGCGATGCTCGCGAAAAAAACGTATTCGCCAAGTTCATCGGCGGAGAAGGAAGCGGTAAACCAATCACTGAAAAACGCGATCTTAGCGCAGGCGGATCTGACAAAGTAACATTCACTACTGTTGCACCAATTCGTGGACAAGGCGTCCGTGGGGAAGCTATCCTCAAGAACGCTACTGACACCCTCGATTTCGGAACTTTCAGTATCGAAGTTGACCTTGTCCGTCACGCTGTCTCCTGGACCCAAGTCCTTAAGCTTATGCGCTTCACCGGTAAAACCATCGACCAGCTTTCTGCTGAGGTTATGTCCGAGTGGATGTCACGCACCGAGCAAGACCAAATCCAATACTCCCTTCGTCAAATCTGCTTGAACACAGGCGGAAACTTGATCAGCGGATACGGAACCGGCGCAAACGGCGACCTTAAATATGTTGACGGTCTTTCCACCGACATCATCCAGGAAGCAAAACAAGCTCTTATCGCTAACGGCGGTGAGCCTATGAGCACTGGTGGAGACATCAACCAAGAAATCCCTGGTTACTTGTTCTTCGCTCCTGACGCTTGCTTACGCCCCCTCCGTTCTGACCCCGACTACTTAGAAGCAATCACTCAAGCTGACGCTAGAAGTGACAACAATAAGTTGTACAACGGTTCATACGCTAAGTGGGACAACAACATCATCGCTAACCATAACGTTCTTATCGACACCGCTCGTGGACGCCAAGGCTCTCCTCTTCTTCCTACTTTTTATGCTTACTCAGCAGTTGCTGATGCGAGTACTTTAATTGGAGATACCAACGGAGATTTCATGGCTAACTTCCGCGGAGCGTTTATCGACATCCCTGGCGGTGGCGGTACTGACCTTGTTGAAGAAGCTGGAGTTACCTACTACATCTTAGGTATCGACACCGACGGAACCGTTGCTCTTTACTCTTACGACGCTGCTGCTGCTGCTACTGCTGGAGATTTCTCCAACATCAGCGGAGGGGCTTTGGCTCGTGTATTAAACGCAGACACTGGCTTTGATGTTGCTAACATGTCAAACCTTAAAGCTGACGGAGATCACGCTTTCAATGCTGGTGCATTGTTCGTACAAGCCAACGCTCTTGGTACTCCTGTCGGGTACGCATTAGCGATGGGTAAAGACGCGATGTACTACGCTAAAGGAAAAATCTACGGTGAGCAAATCTTCCATTACGACGATTTCGCTAACTCCGGAAACGAAGCACACCTCTCCGCAGTCGGCGTTCAGTCGGTTTACGGAATGGGAGCTCGTAAGGACACCCGCGGCCGCGTTCCTTCCGTTCAACTTGTTGAAGTTGTTCGTCAGGTTCCTGGTCTTTCCTTGACCCAAGCGTAAGCTTGATGGCATTTCCCCTGCCCACAAATCCCTAAAACTGGCCTCTCCCCGGCATTGCTGGGGGGAGGCTTTTTATATATCATGAAAATCATAATAATCGGAAAAAGAGATCAGATGGGAACTACTCCCGCTATTCGTGTTAAAGGTATGTCTCAAGTGAGATATCAGTTCTTATGGAACAAAGAAATTAGGCACTACGCTTATGAGCCTAAGAATCAAAAGGAAGTGGATGACATTTTTAGAACGCAGGGAAAACTTTATAAGTCGATGTTTTTCTCCGTATGGCTGCCGGAGCCAGAGCTAGAGAAAGAGGTTCAGGTCAGCGCAGGATCTAAAGCTAGGCCCACCGCTAAGTCCAAGAAAAAGCAACCGGTAGAAAAAGAAGTCGTATCCGCATAAAATCGCTTAATGGCTGCGATTACATATTTAGCATTGCGGGATCAGCTCGCGTCCATGCTTGGGGCGGACTCTCTCGCAGACCTCCCTCCTGTAGATCAGGACAGGGTTGGTATATTTGTAAACCAGGCATACCGTGAGTGTTACTCACCTATTGATGGTAAAAGACCTATGTGGGCGCAGAAAGGTTTCACGCTAGACTTTTTAGCCGATCAAGCAGGAGCAGACCTAACCCCAGATGTTGTATCCGTTGACAAAATACCTGAGCTAGTAGGTGAGGGGCCTCTGTCACCTATGACGGGACCGGAAGCGGAAATCAAAGCGAGATCTATTTTTGCTTACGATTTCCGTGCACCTTCGGGAAGAGGTTTAAATTTCCCACACTACAAGGACAACGAACCGGAAAAAGGGAGACCGATCTGGTATTATTTAGACAATCGCGATCAGGGAACTGATACGAAAGTAGTACCCCGCTTCTATCTCTACCCTGTGCCAGATAAAGCATATCAGGTAGAACTGTATGCAAACGTTGTTCCTTCCGATCTCGTCGCTGATGCTGATGAGCCCAGACTACCTGCTGATTTAGTCTGGGATATTTTATTCCCTATTGCGCAGGCAAAGCTTCTGGCGGATCCCCGCTATAACGGTGCAAACCGTGAGCTTCTTGTTCGTAATGCGGAAGAGGCTAGAAAAAGACTAAGAACATTAATCAGCCCGCAAAAACACAAAGGCTCTCTTAGATTGACCAAGAGACCGGGGTTCTAAGCCAATGGCCAAAGACCTGACAATTCGGGAGTTAAACCGTCCGCAAATATCGCAGGACAACCAACTCGGATTCCAAAAGGTTGTGCGGAAGTATGTGGTCGAAGGCGATCGCGTAAATCAGGCAGAGCTAAACTCATCGACCGATCCTTTATTTTTACCTGTCGGTACAACCGATACAGAATACACCGATCACTATTTAGTTAATCAACAAATAGCCCCGGCGACCGGGGATATGGACCGAGCTTATTTAACTAGAGAGTTTATACAGCTTCGGATTAATTTCTTTTCGGAGTCCACCAATGAGTCTAACGACTTAATTCGGGTTAACCGAAAATACGCAGTCCTCCGTTCCGATAACGCAGTCCACGGGTATGGAGGAAATTGGGATAGGCATCCAAACAATACAAACAGTGCTTCCTACATATCTTCGTACACCCCATGGGATTACCCGCCTGCAAAAGTATCTGCACCTGGAAGAGTTACATACAATTACGCAAACAGTTCGGGGTTTACTGAAAGCCCTCAAGTATTAATAAACGGTGCGGTTCAGTCTTTATATGACTATTTAGTCACCGATGTTGGAACTTCGGATATGGGTGCATGGCTTCCAGGGCGTGCTTCAGTTTCTCAATATATGCCAGGGTTGGACATATGGGATGTTGAGTGGATTACACACGCCACACCTTATTGGACATTGGGGACTGCTAAAGGTGGGAGCTCAAAATCTATTCCTATAACTGTTGTAGATTTTGACGAGCACGGGATGAAACTTGAACAGTATGGGAGGTCTTCGCAGACCCAATATCAGACCGTAGCCCGAACAAATGTGTTTTTTTATGTGGGTGATGACATCCCTACATCTCTCGGAAATATAACTGGCGGTGTTGATAGCTCATTTTCTACCTCTCAAGTCCATGTAGATTTTACGATGCTTACTAACGAGGGTAGGGCTATCTCCTATAAAAAAGACTTTAAGAACGCGGTCTATAAATGGAACTCTTCCAGTATCCAAAATGGTAGTATGGTGTTCCCTAATTACGATCCTAACCTAGACCCTCACGAAGTTGGAACCCGAAGGAATAACGAAATTGTTTTCGACAAAACCCCCAGCAATGGATGGAGTACCGGAACAGGTTCGGGAGCCCCAAAATTTCAAGGTCAACCCATCCTTAGAATCGGTGGCCGTATAAGCTGGACAAAATCCAGTGTGGTAGGGCGGACATTAGGAGATTCATCTCAATATTTCGGTTCGGTTGGTACCAAAATAACACCGCTATTCTCCCACAGGGGGACAAAAATCTGGAAAATTGAAATCACCTATATCGGATGAATGAGGATTTCGAAGACAAGATAGACTCCAACGAGTCGAGCATACAAAGCTTAAAAGCTGAGATAGAAGACATTCTAAACAACCTTGGCGATTTAGAAAATCAATTAACTGACTTAGGAGCAGAGCCATTAATAGCTGAGGGTGTGCAAGGCAAGTTTGCAATTCACTGGATCGACCCTGCTATTGAGGCGGAGACCGACTGTGCAGATATAAAAACCGTGCAGCAAGCACAGAGAGTGTTTTCTGAAGCTGCCATATACCGTGATAAATTTGGTACTACCCGTCGTATTATTCAACACGGAGATGTACTTGTTTTAATGTGCAAAAACCCAGGTAAAGATACAGAAACTGCTGAAATTTATGATGACAGCGCGAGCTCCTGCTATTTTATCGGTATGTGCGTTGAAAACGACGACTCTATTCAACTAAGCCCTGAAGATGAAGACCCTGTACTCGCTCATACTGAAGACGCCAGGTCAGAAGATCTATATCAAGCGAGGAATAAAAGACATTTCATAGCATGGCAGACTTGCGGCGGGGGTGATAATTTCGCATTTAAAGAACCGGAATTTGAAAGCGGTACTTTTTGTTTAAACGGATCTCAAGCTACAGGCATCAAACTGAAATTTGAAGATCGTGAGGGAGGAGACCCATACTTCCAGCAAACGGCTTTTGTGCCACTACTCCCTCAAAGCATCGACTGTCCGGAGACAGGGGATATCGATTATATTTCCGACATAACTTCGGAAACGATTGCAGGAAGTGCGGGTGAAGCCGACACCGTTGTTTTAAGTAAAACGGTCAGAACTTTAAGGTTTTCAGGGGGTGTTCTTATCGAAGATGTAGAAAATACCGCGGCTAGCGGAGTTATAACTAACCTTAACGGTTCTGGTTTTCAAAACTTTAAAGAAATAGAAATATGCGAAAACGGATCTGCTACCACTATTTACGTACCCTATTTTACCGACAACCCTAACCCTTAGCCGTGGCTAAGTTAATTCACACCGCTGTAAAACAACAGTTGGATCCTAATCAGGGACCTAGTGAGTGGTGGACAGTATCACTACCTGTCTACGAGTCCTGCTTTGATGCCAACGGTTTTGGGGATTGGTCTTTCGTAGGGGCTTTAGGCCCTACAACATTTACATCATCCAAAATAGGTGCTTCTGCTAGTATAACTTTGCTGGATGTGGGGACTGGGACTAACGCTCTTCAACGAGCTGATATATTCATAGCTAACCCTGGATGCACACCCGCTGAATACGAATTAGACATTTCCGGAGTTGTTGAAACATACAATCTCGCATTTGAAGAACTGTCGGTTGGGGTGGACGGGGTTTTTCTCGATCTTGCAGGCACCACCCTCTCTCACGCCAATGGAGTTGACACATTTGTTTACCCTGCCGGATCTTTCGAAATTACCTCTCGGTTTGGCGACCAAGACAGTAACGAACCCGGCTCTACGGTTTTGGTACCTACTCAGAGCATAATATTAGAAGGCCCGTGTTTTACTCAAATTACTTTTTGGTCCAGTACCGTGGACGCACTACACAACACCACTAGTTTAGGAAATGTGAAATATGACATCGAGATAACCAAAATATGAATGATAAAGAAAAATCTAGAGGTCTCGGCGATACCGTAAAAAAGGTAACCCAAGCCCTTAAAATAAAGCAATGTTCGGCGTGTAAACGCAGACAGGAAAAGCTCAACCGATTGTTTCCTTACAAACAAAAGCGTACAAATAAAGGGTGAGGTTTTTCCGGATACCATCCTTCACCGGGATCGAGTCGCATCGCGATGACGCCGATCGCGGGTCCCTTCGTGCAATCGAAGGCTGCTTGCCACACGGGCCGGGTGGCGTGCGCTCTGCTCCCGTGTGGGATGAAGTCGGTGATGTCGATATGTTTTCTGAAACCGAGTATAACATGATTTCGGCTGCCGATGACGGGAATGGAAACTCTCTACTGTTTGTCTCGCGTCTCGGTCAAATCACAGACCTTGCAATATTATCAACTGAAAATACAGAGGTTGGGCCTTTTGGTGCTAACTATCTCGTATCCGATTCTATTGTCCACAACCAGAAAACTGGAGCTATCTCCCCAATCGGTGACAGAAAGTTTGCTGTTGGGGATGGTACGGCTGAAGCTATTTATATAGGAAAAGGACCTCCAGGTGGAAGTGCTTCCGTATTTCCCGACGAGGTATTATACCGTCAGGAGTGGTCAAGGTTCCCAAACTGTAAGCACTATGTTCAAGGACCGAACAAAACAATTTATGCAGCGGGCAATCCTGAAAAACCTTTAACTGTTTATGTCTCTGAACCTGCGGGTTCGACAAATCCCAATGTAGACTCACCTTACTCTACTGAACTTACACCTCCGGCAAACAAACAAGGGAAGTTAAGCACGGTCGATATTCTCGCGAGTAAAGCGAGCAAGATTACCGCACTCACCTCCAACGGGAATCAAGTAATCGTACACACCGACAAGGGGTGCCATGTTCTCTATGCCCCCTCCGCGGATCAGGCGAATACTGGATACCGTGTGGAACAGGCACCTTCCTCTGTTTTCTCTGCCGCAGTCTCACCTCGAACTGCTCTGTCTGACAACGGATCTATGATCTTTTGGCTGGGGCATGACGGCCAAATATATAAGGACGAGTCCGCTGGTCGAGGGTCGGAGGACGCTAAAAAATTTACCGATCCTGGACAGGCAAACTGGAAATCTAAAGGTATATGGGAGAAATCACACCCTAAAGACCTGTCGGACTCTTTCTCATTTTATGACCCTCAGTCTGGCTATTATTGGGTTTTTATAAGATCACTGGCATCCCTTGACTATGCCGGTTCTTTAAGCCCCAACAGACCTACTATGCTCGAAGCTTTACCCGCGGCTCCAAGCACCCCAGGAAATTTACAAACCTCCAATGTTACGCCGGCTGAACCTTTAGATTTAATCGCTTTACCTCAAACCCCTGCACAGCCTACGAATCTTCAGTCGCTGGTGCAGGCTCCTAGCACTCCCACAGATTTAATAGCTCTACCCACTGATGCACCCGCTCCTCCCACTAACTTAGTAGCATCTAATAACCCCCCGCTTACCGGGCCAGGATCATTAGTCGCTAGCCTGCTGCCTCCGGTCTCGGGTCCGACCAGCCTAACTATATCAGCGTTGAACCCTCCTGTAGCAGGCCCCGCTAATTTAACTAGTGTAATGCTCGCTCCTGCCGCAGGACCGACTAATTTAAGTGCCGGTTTGTCCGCTCCTAATGCCGGGCCTACTGGCTTAACAGTTAGTGAAGACTTTTTGTGGACACAGACGGACGCTTTTGACGAGAGAAACTCGCTTCTGGCGCTTAACACATCTTTCACTTCGGCAGGGGTTATTCTTAATCCCACAGAATACACATGCGGCCTTAGTTTAAATAATGTAGTACCAGCGACAACCTCAGGGGGTTTAGGAAATACAGGGGATGGGACCGGCACTAACCCGGATATGACCGCGTGGTACCCGGGATCCACTACATCCGCTAGAGCGACCTCATTTAATGACGGAGCCGGCCGGGACAAGGATGCTGTATGGACAGGGTTTAACTACTTAGGAACACGAAATCTAGACGGCTTTGACCAAACTAATCGACAGTGGGTTAGCACTAGCGGCACTCAACACGCTTGGTCTTTTGACAAGCAGTGGGGTTCAGGAAGTACCGCGGGGGGGCGTACTTACTGGCTACTTTTTGACCCTGCCCAAGGACGTTACTGTGTACTTTCAGCAGCATGGCGCGATGTAGTAGGCGGCGTGGCACAGAATAACGGCTTTTACTCATCGTTCCGAATTCTGGATAAGCTGAACCATTTTAATAATGCGATGAACGCAAACAATCCGTTTGGGTCTTACTCAGTGACCGACTTTAACCGTTACAGTGTTTATGTCGGAAATGGAGCGGTTGACAACACAATGCCCCAACAATTTGGAGGAGTAATTGCTTTTAATTTAAAATACACCATCCCGAACAGCACCGTTCAAGGTGTTGAAATTCAGGGACGTGATAACGCGCTTCTGTCCACTTTCTAAAAAATCAACCGATTGAAAAAATACTAATTTAAAAACAAAATACTGACTATGGCATCGATTACTTTAACATGGACCGCGTCTGACACTGCGACTGGTGGAACACCTACTCACTACGACATTTACCGGGTGCTGGGTGACGCGATTGAGCAGGTGGTGGACGATTCTACCACCGGAGCCGCTAATAAAATTGCTGATGTAGCTGGCACTGTCTTAACTTACTCTGACTCAACTGTTGCGGCGGGTTCGTCTTATTCCTACACCGTCATCGCTAGAAACGCGGGTGGGAGTAGTGCACCTGCCGACAATATAACCGCTAAGAATATTCTGGCTTAAGCCTGATGGGACTCACGACTCCAGCAGGGTTTGGAGCCTACGCTTTTAATGAGCGTACAAAATCCTTAGCCGGCCCGATTACGAACGAAGACATTACGGCGGTCGCTAATCGAGAAAATTCATCTGAAATTTACTGCGTAACCTCGGATCGGAAAATAAAGAAAACAGACCTTCTTGATTTAAACGATGCGGTGTTCCCCGAGTTTATCGACCCTTTTACTGACCTGGTCACACCGACCACTGACGGCGTTATTGCGTCAGAATCCGGACAGGGTTTTCACTACCGCGGCCTTTATCGTGCGGCTCCGTTTGAGGACGAAAGCACCGCTGATACAGCTATAAACGACCCCCTGTATTTCCCGGATTCTTACTTAGCGATCACCGAAACTCACTGGATGCATCTGGGTGATGAGCATAATGAAAAACAGATTCACCGTGTGGACATGTCATTTCATAAAAACTCATGCGGCCACTTGTGGCTTTATGTAAAAAATGAATCCGGAAAAATATCCGGGCAGTATAAAGGCATGCTGAAAGAGCATATGAAAGTTTTTACCAACCTCCGAGGACGACGGTTTAAAATTCAAATGCTTATAGCCACCCATAAAAACTTCCCGTGGGCACTGCGGGAAATGACAGTAGGGCACCTCTACGGAAAAAGTTTTTAGGCAACAGGTAGAGTTTTACATTAGTATACTTTAGTATACGCCCATGGATAACGAAAAAGAGCAGGAAAATAAAACTACCATATTAATAGACGATGTTGAGCATGTTTACGAAGACATGACCGATGAGCAGAAAGTGATCATCGAGCACATCACCGATCTTGGCCACAAGTCCAGAAAAGCTCAGCTAGAGCTAGACCAGCTAAATGTAGCCAAAAACGGTTTTGTCTCTATGCTTAAAGATTCTTTGGCTACGCAGCCTGAAGAGTCCACAGACTCTTAATATTTTCGTCGATAATTGCGTCAGCATAGCTGTCGTTAGTCGTACTAGCGTCGGCATGTCTTAAGAATTTTTGGGAGATGTAGATCCCTTCGGTACTCGCGATATAGCTGCCGAACAGTTTTCTTAATTCATGCAACGGATTCGCACGCTCCCATCCGATCGCACGAAGCTGGTCCAAGCATTTTTTAAATGCCGTGTTACCTTTATCCATGCGATTAAGCATTAAATAATCATCGCCCAACGCTTTATTAATTATAGCTTTAGCTATCGAGCAGGACCCCATGGTAAAACCCTCATGACCACCTTTTGGCTTAAAGGAATTTTCGGCTACTATATTAACTCGTGCACGTGAATCACCCGACCCAAGATCAAACCAATCCGCTCTAGCATGATAAATCTCATTCCGACGGAGACCGAAATATAGAGCTAGGCCGATCAGCGTATGCGTATCACCCTCGGTCTTTGGCCAAAGGTCGAAGGTCTTTTGTATTAGGTCAATGGCCGGAAGTCGGTATTGTTTCTTTAAACCGCGAAAGAACTCCTGCCCTTTAACTGAATCCACGAACTCCAAATTATAGCCTTCGTATATCGAAATTCGGGTGAACACAGCCTTCATCGCTCGAATAATGGAGTTTAGAGTCCTCTTTTTAGAAGCGATTAAAGCCTGATCGGTTATACCGTGAAGACTTTTTAACTTAAAATCACGGAACATACGGTCATTAATCTTCCCTAAATCAAAGTCATCAACTTCTTTTTCTCCTGATACAACTCTGGCAAATCGCTTCAGCCCGTCTGTATAATTCTGTACCGAGCCTTTACTCAGTCCAGAGGAAATTCGATTGTCCTTTAGAATCTGAACTACCTGAGAAATGGTAGGGGTGGGGTCTTTAGACATGGCGAATTTCTTCTTATTATACATCTCCAGAACTTCTTGATAAGGATTAAGAATTAGATGAGCTCGAATTTGATCGGCTAGCTCTAATGCTTTTTTCTTTTCGGTTCCGAGAGGCCAATAATTTTGAACTCCTCCGAATTGACTTTTATATGTCCAGCTCCCTTTTTCCGTCCTCCGGAAAATCCGCGTTCCTGACCGGGAACGCGCGACTGAATTGTGACTGCTTATGGTGTGCGGCATACCATTATATATATTCTGTTTTTTCATTCTGTCCAGTAATCATGCGGGTTTTCATTACCGGTGAGGCGCATCGAAAAAATTTAGGATCTGGTATCCCATGGATGTGAGGGTTCGACCCCCTCCTCGGGCATTTCCTTGATTATCAACGATTTGACTCAACCGTGTTATTTTGTTATACATAGTGTAACGCAGAATTGTGACTGAATTGCAACTGCTTAATTTATATTAGGGATATGAAAGATTGGTTGGAAAAACAAAAAATGCAGGAAAACGATGTGCTTGATTCCGTAGGAATCCAGGCGAGACAAATAGCGGAAGATCTAATTCCACAGATTAGATTATGTGCTTTAGAAAATGAAAATGTCTCAGACATTTTGATTAAGGTACATTTCGAATTCGATAGCGAAAAGACCGAAATTTGGTCTGAGGGCGCGGTTAACTTCCCGCCGAAGCAAAGCACATCAGAACTCCATGCTATTACATATGTCGAAAAGCAAGACCTCGAAAGTTCTTGATAAACTAGGTCTCACCAAAGAAGAAGTCCGTGCGGCTTTTTCTGTGGAGAAACCGGCATCAGAAAATAAACCTAAAAAAGGTTATCTATTCCGCGCAGATCAGGCGCGTATGAGTAAACGCATGAAGCGCTGGAATGATCTAATTTTTGCACGGTTTATGGGCGGTACACACCCAAAGGATATCGCTGACGCGATTGGCGTAACCGAGGAATCTGTTCGCGTTCGGTTACGCCGGGCTAAATTCTTTTCGAATTAAATAAGGTCCCAAGCCTCTTTGTACTTTTCGTACTTTGCTTTCGAATCCGGATTATCCGGGTAAAACCATAGAGAAACCTTTCCGTCGAGCGCCTTGCAGGGTACAATGTACCAGGTATCTGCGGCTTTTAAATAAACGGCTAATATGTCAACCTCGCGGCAATCCAGAGGCTTTTTAGAGCTTTGACCCGTACCTGCGATTATCTTGTACCGGCCAAAACCTTGACCGTCCTCGTGATTTTTAGTCGTTCCTTTGATCTGGACCCTTTTTAAGTTTCCATTAGAGCTGAGCACGCAATCCACAGGCAGGTTATCACCCGCAGGGATATAAAGACCATGACCTAAATCAAGGGCTTTAGTAAAAAATTGATACTCCCATAAAGTACCTAGCGATTTATTGCTTTTCATTTCTCACCTAAAATTACCCAACCATACTGTTTCTTCTTGCTTCGCAGAACCCACGGAAAACCTTTAGACTGCATGTGGCTCATACCCCACCCAAGTTTCTTAGGGCTGAGCTCTTTTAGAAGAACGCGGTTAAGCTCATTTGCGGATAAAACCACCATGAGTTCAGAACAAGTACCCTCCCAACTATCATCCTTTAGAGTGCGGCGGAACATAGAAAGGAGCTCGATGATGTGGGAATACCTGCTGTCTGCTTTTGCCTGAGATTCTAAGTCAGGGTTTACATAGGCTTTAACGCCAAACCGAACCTCCCTCATCGCCTCCGGAATGTCGTAAGTCAAAAGCCAGCGGGCGAAGGTCGGAAGCTCTTTTTGAACAATACCTTTCGTCTCCCATTTAAAATTAAACCCGTCGTTACATTTAAACAGCATGAGTTTATCTTTTATGCTCATGTCCAGATCAGGAAGCAGCCTCATGGAAACCGGGTCATCATTAAGCGTAATGCTTATCCTTCCGCGCCAGTAAGCCCGACCCGCTTTAAGAAACTTCCCTTTTATCAGAAAGGTGTCATTCGCTATGTGCTCCTTGAGTCTAGCAGTGAACGCGGTGTGCATGGATGTGCTAGCGGTTGGTGCCTCATCGTCAACTAACCAAGCACCGAACTCGAACAAATGATCGGTCCAATCATCTTTACCTGTTAAGTAATCAGACGCCTTAATTCCACCCCCAAATAACCCTCCTAGTATTACACTGTTATACAATGTTTTCCCGCAATTAGGAGGACCCACTAGAAAATGTGCATGCCCACGCTTGGGTTGACCGGCGTATGCATTTGCATACGCATATGCGAGCCAAGTAAGTTCGTGTTTCAGTTGCTCCTCTCCCAGCATGTGAGTCATCCATGCAGCGATGGTGGGAAAGCCCTCCCCCCATTCACCTGATGAATCAGCCGGAGAAAGGGGTCTAACCCGTGCAGTGTTAAAATAAGTGTTATTCTCATGTTTAACAATTCGGCTTCTCGTAAAACAGAAAGGGACTCCTGCTTCTACCCGTTTGCTGGTGTTAATCATATGCAGTGCTCTACGAGCCTCGCTTACATTTTCGCTTCGACCC